ACAGCTGTCAGAGGCTCCTCCTGAGTCCCCTGAGCAGCCCCGAAAGGCAGGTGAGGTACCAGTATCCCAACAAGACCCTGCACACCCCTTAAAGGTCAATAGGCAGGAAGGTTTCCTGGATACCCTTATGGATGTCCTGGCTGCACCTGGGCAAGGTCTTAATGACTATGTGATTGATGAACTAAATAAGATCCCCGGTCTTAATCTTCGTAAATCACCACGAGCTGAGAGTGAGGCTATCAACGCTATCCGTGACATCGGTGGCGTTGTTATGCCTTTTATCGGTTTGCGTAAAGCAACTGGTGGCGCTATTAAGGCTAAGGTTACTCCTAAACTTCCCCCTCGTGCTCAACGTAGCAAAGCTCTTAAGCTCCTGGGTGAAACTGGTTTAGACCTGGGTCTTGGTGCCTATGTTGATTTTACTGTCGAACAGAACAAGTATAACGATAACCTTGAGGGTACTCTGAAAAAGAATTGGCCAAAGTTCTGGTCCTTCATTCCTTCTGATTGGGCGACTCTTTCTACTGATTCTCCTGATGTAAAACAGAAGAAGAATGCTATGACTGGTATGCGTATGGGCGTACTGACTAGCAGTTTGGAAGGACTTATCCGTTTCCATAACGCTCTTCGTAATACAAGTTCGTTTACTAAGTACTTCTTTAAAAACAAAGCAGCTGCTAAGAACCTACAGCAGCCAGTGGAAGAAGTAGATGATGTCGTTGATGTCGTGGCTGATAGCCTGGCTAAGCGTGACGAAGCTTTGGATGAGGTTGGACAACTCAACCTGTTTAACCAGCAAGACATGACTAACCCTGTTCTTGGTGTTGATGATGTGTTCAACGCTGGACAGTCTGCTGTGCGTGATGTAGACGACATGGGTGTGTTTGCTGCTTCTGTAGATAACTGGCGCATCATGAATAATGATGGCACCGTTCACGGTCGTTTGGCTAACATGACCTCTGAAGCTGCTTTGGAGTATGGCACTGACATTGCTCAGATGTCCCAGCGTAGCCTCGTTAAAGGTATTGCTCAACAGATGTCTTTGGCTGGTGACTTTGATGTACTTACTCCTAGTGGTAAGAGCCTGAGTTCTACTGACCAACTTGCTAAAGCTGGTGATAAACTGGCTGAGATTGTCATTGATCCATTGGCTGAGCCAGGCTTTGTCCGTGCTTTGTTTGATGAAATCAGTGCTGTTGCTCCTAAGGTCAAGGATCGTGCAGCTAAGAAAGCACTTCAGTTCTACAAGGATGAGGTTGCTAACCTAGACGTTCAACGTGCATCTGCTTATCTTTCTACTTCTCTTGCTGGTCAAGTCTCTGACTTTGCTGAAGCAATGAAGCACATGGATGATCCTGAAGCTATTGCACGTGCACAACATCAGATCTTCAACCGTATGGAGTTCCTGATGGCTGAGGTTAACGCTTCCCGTAAGCTAAACCGTCAGGCTAATGCTTATGTCAAAGGTGTTGCTGCTGGTACTATCCGTCCCGACATGGCAGAAGAAGCCGTGGACTCCGCTATGGAGGTCATGTCTAAGTCTGCACAAGAGGCTAAGGAAACTGTTGGACGTTTACGTGATATTGCTAAGGAGAATCCTCTGTACCTGAAGCCTATGATTGAGGCGATGGAACTGGCAGACGGTAACGTTCAGTCGTTGCAGGATCTCTTTAACTACTTCCAACAAAGCACCTCTGCTATTCACAAAGGTCTGATTGACGGTCAACCTGAGATCAGGAATGAAATTGTAGAAGGTGTGTACGGTATGCTCCGTAACGCCATGCTTGGTGCCCCCTCCACTTTCTTCAAAGTGATGGTGGGTAACAAAGCGATGATGCTGGCTGATGTCGGTACGCACATGGCAGGCGCTGCTATGCGTTTTGACTTTCCTGATCTTAGGCGTGGGTGGTATGCATACAACTCTGTCCTGGATGGCTTTTTCAAAGGGTCTAGGTACGCTGCCAAGATCATGTACAAGGCATCGCGTAACGAGGATATTATCAAACCTCAGATGCGTAATGATCTAGTTAACCGTAGCGCACAGAAGTTGAAGGTAATGAAGTCCTTTGCTGAGGCAGCTTTTGCTGAAGGTAACGAAGGACCCATGTACCTGTACAACATGGCTCAAAATCTGCAAGACATCAACGACCACGTACTTTCTAGGTACGGTCCTAATGCTATTGCAGCTGATGATGGATTTACCAAAGGTGTCTTCCATAGCATCCGTTCTCGCTTTGAAGCATATGACGAAGCTATGGCTAAAGGTCTTCCTATTGACGAAGCTGTTGACGCTCGTGCTCAAGAGATCTTTAAGAGCTACTACGATGAAAACGGTCTGCTGTCTAACCCTGCTGCTGAGTACATCTCCAATGATATTGGTATGAACTTGGATAGCAAACAGACTCAGGCTATTGGTACTTTAGGTAAAACCTTCCCGTTCTTGCGTCCGTTCCTTTTCTTCTCTACGGCTAAAGGTAACGCTATTCGACAGTTTGTTGAATACAGTCCTGTTAACGCCTTTATGAAGGACTACGATAAACTGATTCTCAACACTCCTATGCGTGAGTTGACTGATCAGGAGATCGACGCAATCATGACTCCCCGTGGTTTGCCTGCTACCCGTGCAGAGTATGACGCTCTGAAATCCAAGTACATTGGTAAGGTAGCTGTCGGTACTATGGCAATGAGTCTGACCCTAGGTATGTTCATGACGGGACGTATTCGTGGTAACGGTCACTTCCAAGCTAACCGTCAAAAGGTACGTCGTGCTACTAACTGGCAGCCGAAGACCTACATGGGTTTGGATGGAAAGTGGTACAGCTACGAATGGCTTGGTCCTATTGGTGACTGGGTTGCGTTTATGGCTGACGTTATGGATGCAGGTTCTAGCATCACTCAAAACGATGCAGCTAACCTGACCCGTAAGGCTGTGTTCATCTTTGCTTCGGCAATGGCTGACCGTCAGATGTATGCTGGTATTGAACCTTTGATGGATATGATGGCTGGTGACATCTCTGGTGGCACCCGCTGGGCAGCTAACATGACCAGTAACCTCGCACCCCTTGGTGGCCTGCGTAGGGATATGGCTCGTCTGATGAACCCTGCATTGCGTGAAGTTAACGATGACTTCCTCAGCTTGTTGCGTAACAACAACAACTGGCTTGACATGTTTGACAAAGAAGGTGCTCTTCCTGAGACCTACGATTGGTTGACTGGTCACCCGGTTGGTGTCGCAGAGGATTGGAAGGTTCGTGCCTGGAACGCTTTGTCTCCGATGAAAGTGTATGAGGGTGACGCTGCTATTCCTGAGCGTAAGTACCTGCAAGACATTGAATACGATGCTGTTCCTATCTTTAACAAAGGTGAGAACGGTGTTGACTTGACTCCTGATGAACGTTCTGAGTTGTTCCGTATTATGGGAACACAAGGCACGTTTAGAAAGGCTATCGCTAAGATCATGGCAGATTATCCTGCTGATGACTTTAGGACTTCCTTGAGAGAAGCACGTTCTCTTGCACCTGCTGGTGAAAAGATCCCTGCAGACAAATGGAACTTTGTGTACAACCGTCTCGACATGGCAGCTCGTGCTGCTAAAGAAGAAGCATTCTCACTGATGAATGAAGAGATGAAGGCAGAGCTGAAATCTAGAGAATATGCTGCTGGTGTTAATGCAAGACGCATTCTCCGTGGTGAAGTTCCTAGTGCTCTTAATTTGACCAACAAATAATCCACCCATTCCCAATTACTAATTAGCGTAATGGCTGTTAATCCTGAACAATACTATACCGGGGATGGATCTCGCACTCTATTCCCGTTTTCATTCCAATATCTTGAGGAGTCTGACGTTAAAGTCAGTGTTGACGGCGTTCTAAAGACTCAAACTACCGACTATACTTTTGCCAACGCTACAACTATCTCATTTAATACGGCACCTACTGGTGGAACTGATCCTCAGGAAGTCCGTATCTATCGGGACACTAATGTTGATGAACTGAAAGCTACGTTCTTTGCAGGTTCCGCCATTCGAGCTAATGACTTGAATGATAACCTGACTCAGAACAACTATGCTGTTCAGGAAATCAAAGCTTATACTTGGGACAACGAAACTGCTACGATCCATAGTGACGAAACGTGGGTTAGCTCTGATACTCAGATTGCTACCACCGCCGCTATGGATCAGCGGTTCCTTGATGAAGCTGCTGAGACTATTCTTAGCACTGAAACTTGGGTCAGTGATGATGATCACATCGCTACTACTGCTGCCCTAGATGCTAGATTCCAAGACGAGCTAAGTGAAACTATTACTTCTTCGGAAACTTGGCCCGATGATGATAACACAATTGCAACCACTGCGGCGATTGATGACCGCATTGATACTGCTATCACTAATGATATTGGTACCGATGGTACTGGTATCACAGTAACTGATGATGGCGACGGCACTATTACTCTTGGTCTTGGGTCTGGTTCTATTGATCTCGACCGTATAAAGGCTGCTGACATTGACATCTCTAGCGATACGTGGTCTAACAACGACACCACGATTGCTACCACGGCTAAGATCGACGACATGATCGACGCTGCTATCACTGGCGATATTGCTGTTGATAGCACTGGTCTTACTGTTACCAATGATGGAGATGGTACCATTACCCTTGGTATTGGTGCAGGTTCTGTTGATCTTGACCGCATTAAAGCTGGTGACATTATCACTCAAGCTGAGCAAGACGCTGGTCCTACCACTGACGATGATAGCATCTTTACTTCTAGTGCTGCTTCCCGTCGTTTCGATACTCTTGTCCAGACTGGCACTCCTAGTGGGTCTGACTGGGAAACTGGTAAGACCTGGCTGCAGAATGATGACGATCAGACTCTCAAGATCTGGAGTGGTTCTGCCTGGCTAGACGTTGCTTCTGGTGGTTCCTTCCGTACCCAAGATAAAGTTATTTACGTTGATGCTACTGGTGGTGATGATACCAAAACTGGTCACCGTATTAGTGGACCTAAGCTGACTATTAAAGCTGCTATCAACGACATTAACGCAGACATCAGCCTTTCTACAGAAAGTTCTGATGGGTTTAATGGAGGCTCTGGTTATGTAGAAAATTCTTATAGTGCTGTACCTTTGACCCATTCGTCTGGTACTGGTCACGGTACTGGTTTGACGGCTGATATTGTTGTTAACGCCTCTGGTGTGGTTACTACTGTAACTGTTAACAGCAGCACTACTCTTGAAGATTACAACATTGGTGATGTTCTAACTGCAAGTAATTCTAACCTTGGTGGAAGTGGCAGTGGACTTCTAATTCCAATTATTGGTGGTGGTGACGGTATGACCGTTATCGTATCTGCTGGTACTTATCAGGAAGCCGCACCTATTCAAATCAAACGACGCAACGTGTCGATTGTTGGTATGGCACTCCGTAGCTGCCTTGTGCATCCTACGGTCGCTACTCAAGGTGATCAGTCTACTGGTAACCACGCACTGTTTGAACTGAACAGTGGTTCGTTCTTGCAGAACCTGACGTTGACTGGTATGAAAGCCAACAACTCTGGTACTAACACTCTAGACTCTGTACTGCCTGATCGCCAAGGTTGGAACTTTGCATTCTACGATAATTGTTATATTACGAAGTCCCCGTACATCCAGAATTGTACTAACTTCTCTGATAGCCAGATTGTAAACACTACCAGTTTCAATCCCCACAACCCTGCTGGCGGTCAAGCTGGTGACCTTACCAACGCACCTACCGGTGGTGGTATGTTGATTGATGGTTCTGTTCCTAGCAGCTCTAGCCCCCTGCGGTCTATGGTTGCTGACAGCTACACTCACGTTGGTCTGAATGGTCCTGGCATCCTTGTTACTAACAACGGCTACCTGCAAGCTACCAGTAGCTACGCATTCTTTAACAAGTATCACATCAAAGCACTGAATGGTGGTCAGGCTAACTTGGCTGCATCTACTACTGACTTTGGTGAGCGAGCACTTGTTGCTGATGGTAAGTCAACTTCACACATTTTCCAAGGCAACATTGTAGGTAACGTTGATAGTGGTTCAACTACTATTGATGTCGATGGAATTTCAGCAGGTTCTGGATGGTTTGGCGATGACCAAAAACCAGGGACTAACATGTTGGTTAGGTTAAATTCAGATGATGCTCAGATTTATCCTATTCTAAGTGCTACTGCTATTACTGGTGGCTATAGAGTAACAATCAGCCGACCTGATGCTAGCAACAGAAGCACAAACCTTGGTTTGAGTGAAGCTCGGACTGATAACGATTTAGCTCAATTTTACCTGCGTTCCCAGATCGCTTCTAGTGGTCATACGATGGAGTACGTTGGTAGCGGTATGGACTATGATGCACTGCCTGAAAATGGTGGTGTGCCGGATGAAACCAAACAGATCACCGAACTTAACAACGGTAAGATCTGGACTGCTATCACTGACCACAACGGTAAGTTTAAGATTGGTGGTAACCAATCCACTGACCCCATCTTTGAGGTAGACCAACAGCTTGGTTTTATTACCATTCCTACTGGTTCTATTGCCTTTGATTTGCTGTCGGATACTACTCCGCAACTTGGTGGTAACCTGGACGTTAACGGTAACACCATTACTGGTCTTCCATCAGCACCTAGTGCTAACGACGAAGCAGTTTCCAAACAGTACGTCGATACCCAAATTGGTGGTATTGATGAAGTTGTAGAAGATCTTACTCCTCAACTTGGTGGTGATCTTGATGTAAACGGTCAAACCATTACAAGTGCTAGTAACGGTAATATCGTTATTGATCCAAATGGAACCGGCATTATTAGTCTTGGTTCTAACGTAGGGGTCGGCACTACGAGTCCTGGCTCTCCAGACGGCTCAAACGCAGACAACCCATTAAACGGTCAGGTTGTTTCAATTTACGGATCCAGTCCCGCCATCAACTTAACCGCATCAAGTAGCACTGGGTACTCTCTGATTAACTTTGGCCGCGCCGGTAGTAGCACCAACCAGTATCGAGCCGTTATTGGATACGACCAAGCAAATGACCTGGCAGTTATTTCAGCGCAAAATGCAATTACGTTTAAAGCAAATGCGGGAATTGATGGTGCCACTGAACACGTCCGCATCGACAGCTCTGGTCGCTTAGGTGTGGGGACTTCTGTCCCAGGTAGCTATAACTCCAATGCCAATACTTTTGTTGTAGGAAATACAAGTTCAAACCAAGGCATTACCATCAGCGCTGGATCGGCTAGTGCCTCTGCAATTCACTTTGCGGATGGCACAACAGGAGATGAAGCTTACCGTGGAATCCTTAAATATGAACACTCTAATGAT